ATTTCACCGGATCGCAAATTCTGTGCGTTAGTAGGGGCTCAAAAACTCGGCGATGAACGCTTCGTCGTAAAGCTGCTCCATACATGGGAAAACTCCGTGCAGTTAGACGATCGAGAGATCGCTAATGAAGCCGCTAAATACTGTCGGAAATATCCGCTCGAGTATTTGCTATATAGCCGTCGAACTTCGGGCGCTGTAGCTGCAAGATTCCAGCCCGCTGGTATTCCAATTTTCGACATGGACTCGGTTTACCCTCAGAGCTGCGATGAGTTACTGGGTGCGATTAACTCGGGACGATTACGCCATCGAGGACAGAGCGATCTCACTAAACAGATTCTCTCAGCTGTTCAACTAAAGCGCGGCGATGGTGGCTGGGTTATTGGACGTCGAGCTTCGCAAGCTGCGGTTTGCGCGGCGGTAGCAACGGCGTTAGTAACACACTTCGCGACACGCCCAGAGATGGACTTCGATATTATGACAGCCTAGTGCTATAAGTCTGTAAGAATTGGCGCATGGGTATTCGTGATCTATTTGCGTCAAAGGTGGAAGCTGTAACGCCGCTCCAAAATAGCGACATCGAAGCTTCCGTTTCACCTGTATTCGCTTTGGACTCGATTTATACCTTTAATGGCGGCGCTACTCAGGCAACGCGCGAGGAAGCTATGAGTGTCCCTACGATCGCTCGTGCTCGTGGGATCATCTGTTCGTCCATCGCTTCGATCGGGTTACAACTCCGGGACAATACGACAGGGCTCGAAGTGCCAGCGCCCCGCGTAATTCGTGATCCCGATCCACGCGTTCCGGGTAGCGCAACTTATGTCTGGACAGCTGAGGATTTATTATTTTATGGTTATGCCTATTGGCAAATTACCGAACTCTTTGCCGACACTATGCGAATTCGTTCCGTTCAACGAATCGTCCCAACACGCGTCGGCGTTTTCTTAAACAATAACGGAACCGAAGTTCTTTATTATACCATTGACGGAAAAGCGATCCCCGAATCGGGCGTCGGCTCAATAATTGTTTTCTACGGAAACGATGAAGGATTATTAAATCGTGCCGGTCGGACAATTCGTACTGGTGCGGAACTTGAGCGAGCAGCTGCGAACTATGCTCGCGAACCTGTCCCGTCGATGGTATTAAAATCAAACGGAACAGCGTTACCAGCTGATCGAATTGCTAAATTACTTGAGTCATGGGGCGTCGCTCGACGTAATCGCTCGACCGCGTTTCTTAATGCGGACGTAGAATTACAAACTGTCGGCTTCGATCCTGAGAAGTTACAGCTCGCAGCTGCCCGTTCGTACATCGCAACAGAATTAGCTCGCGCTATTGGTATTCCGGCTTTTTATGTTGACGCCGAAACTGGATCGAGCATGACTTACTCCAACGCCAACGTTACTCGCAAAACTTTGCTGGACTTCTCTTTGATTCCGCTAATGACAAGCATATCCACGCGATTAAGTATGCCGGATTTTATTCCATCATCACAGACAGTCAATTTCCGTTTAGAGGATTACTTGCGTGGAAGTGAAGCGGAAAGAGTAGCAATTTACAAAACATTATTTGAAATCGGCGCAATCAGCGTCGAGGAAATCCGACAAGCTGAGGAAATGATTAAATGAAGCTAAACATGCCGCTACAAATTACGTCAGCCGATAGCGAATCTCGCACTATTACCGGACGCGTCGTAACATGGAACGAAACTGGATCGACGTCCGCCGGACTTACAACGTTTAAGCCAGAATCTATCGCCACTAAGAACGTTAAATTATTACTTGAACACGATCGCACTCGACCAATCGGAAAGGTTCTATCTATGACCGCAACCGAACAGGGAATCGACGCGACATTTAAGATCGCGGAAACAACAGCGGGCAACGACGCACTCATAGAGGCAGCCACAGGTTTGCGCGATGGTTTTAGCGTAGGAGTTAAAGTAAACGCGCACGATTTCGTCGATGGCGTGTTAGTAGTAGCTAAAGGCTCTCTCGATGAAGTCAGTTTAGTTTCAGAGCCAGCCATCGACAGCGCCCGCGTCAGTTCTGTAGCTGCAAGTCAAGATGGCATGGACGACGAGGACGAGGACAAAGAGGAAATGAAAGCAACAGATGAGAATTCTGATCCCTTAGATGAGGAAACAGAAGAAACAAATCCAACAACAGAAGGAGACGAAGTGTCAGACACTACCGAAACCGCTCCTGCCGAGACATCGGTAGAAGCGTCAAAGCACGTTCCAATGGCGTACACAGCGCCACGTTCACCTATTGTCGATAAGGTTTCTTATTTACAGTATTCACTCAAGGCGTCAGTTCTACACGACGAGGACGCTCGCCAGTATGTCAAGGCTGCCGATAACACAACATCAACAGCTCCCGGCATGGTTCCAACACCACAAAGCCGCACAGTTATCAACGCGTTAGCAAATGCTGATCGTGGCATGATTGACGCACTATCTCGCGAAGCGTTATCAGCTACTGGTATGACTTTCGAGCTGCCAAAGGTCACAGCTGTCCCGACTGTAAGTAACATCGCTGAAAATGCTGCAATTACAGAATCAAATCTAAGCGCAACTTACATTTCGGTTCCCGTAAATTCCTTCAAGGGTCGCGCAATTTCCACGATTGAGCTCATTGATCGCAGCGATCCATCGTACCTAACAGCATTACTCCAGAATCTTGAATTTGCTTACGCTAAAGTCACAGATGAGTTCGCTGTCGGAACTATTGCCGCAGCTGGTCAACAAACAGGCGTTAATGCGAATACAGCTACTGGATTCTTAGGTTATACATCTCAAGCTGCGGGCGCTGTTTATTCATCGTCATTAGGCTTTGCTCGTAACTTAGTAGTTAGCCCGGGACAATGGACTAACATCATGGGTTACAACGACAACGGCGCACCTCTATATAATGCGGCGCAACCGAGCAATGCGGCAGGATCGGTTCGAGGCGACAGTTTGCGTGGAGTAGTTTCTCCGGGTCTAAACCTATTCGTTTCACGTTCAATTGGAAACGCTGGACCAACAACATCAGCTGGCGATTTCTCAATGGTCGTAGTTAACCCAGACGCATGGACATGGTACGAATCTCCACGCTTTGAGCTTCGCACTAATGTCAACTCAGACGGAACCATCGATATTCTTTACTATGGTTACGCTGCAATCGCTCCAAAAATTCCATTTGGCGCATGCTGGAACCAGACCTGAGATAACTAAATAATCATCGGTCGTTTCGCTCCCGAGGCGACCGAGCAGAATCGAGAGAGGAACGCTAATGCCACAAATAGTTACAGCGCAAGAACTTCGCGACGTGCTAGGTGTTAGCGTTTCTCTTTACTCGGACGTTTATTTAGAATCTATGATTTTAAGCGCCGAGGGCGCGATCTTGCCATTACTAACAGGCTATCAGTCAGCTGTCACAGGTATTGAAGTCAAAGACTCAATGGCGTTTTACACTACTCAAAGAATTAACTATTTCGTTCCCGGTCAAACTGTCGAGATTACAGGTTGCGGAGCTGCGTTTGATCTAACTGTCACAGTTAACGATCACCAAATCGCGCCTTATATTTTTACGACCGCAACAGCTGCACCCGATCAAATTTTTACGCCAATTATTCCCGCTGGCTTAGCTTGTTTAGATGGCTCCACAGCTGGCGATCTTTACTCAGGCGTTCAACCTGTCAAGTCCGCGATACTTGTCGTATCGGTTGAGGTATTTCAGTCGATCACAGCTCCGGGTAATACTTCCGCTCAGGTTGACTTTAATCCGAGCCCGTTCGTTTTAGGTAGGTCTCTCCAAAATAGAGTAATAGGGCTCTTAGCTCCGTTCGTTGACGTAGAAACTATGTGTCAATAAATGCCAACTTCAATTCAGGCTGACGTTCGCGCGCCGCTGGCGACCGCTCTCGCTGGCGTGACCGCGTCGGTCTATGAGTCAGTACCCGAAGCTATAATTCCGCCAGCCGCAATTATTGTGCCCGGAACGCCCTATCTCGAGACCACGCTTATTAGTAGCTCCATCCAATTAAAAGTTAATTTCACCATCTCAGCCGCCGTCGCGTATAACAATAACGCGGGCGCTCTCGATAATCTCGAGAAGTTAGTCATACAGATTCTCGCGGCTATTCCGTCGGGATATATTGTCGGCGACGTATCGCGTCCGTCGATTATTGCGTTAGGTTCGAGTAATTTACTTATTTCGGATATTGACGTGTCCACTTACTACAAGCAAGAAAACTAGGAGAACAAAATGCCAACTACAATCGTTACCGGACGCGACATAACTTTCACCATCGAGGGTGCTACTTATGACGCACAAGCTACAGCAGCGACTCTAACCATTGAGTCAACGATCAACACTTATCAGACTTTAGATGGTAAGGCTTATTACACTACCGATTCACAGGGTACTTTCGACGTCGAAATGCTTGCGGACTGGACAGCTGGCGGATCATTAGCCGCTTCGTTATGGAACGCAGCTGACAGCGCACCTAATACGCCGCTTTCAGTAGTGTTCACAGCTGCAAGCGGATCAGTCTTTAACTTTGACGTTCAGCCTATATTTCCAAGCGCTGGCGGCACAGCTCCAGACGCTCAGACTATTTCGCTGAGCTTTACTTGCGTGACAACTCCAACACTATAAGAAAAGAGATCGGGAGCATGAAGTTACAAATACATATCGAAACGAACGACGGGAAAACAGTTACCACGACAGCGCAACCACCAGAGTTCGCTAAGTGGGAGCAAAAAACCGGGTACACGATCCAACAAGCTCAGGACAAGATCGGAATTTCTGACTTAATGTTTCTAGCGTGGAACGCGATTCGACGTGAGGCTGGCGGTAAACCCGTCAAACCTTACGACGTATGGTGCGAAATGGTAGTCGATATAACAGTCGGAGAAACCGAAAGCCCAAAAGTTACAGCCGAGGAAGCCTAAGTTACTTAATTGTAGAACTGTCAATCGCGACAGGAATTCCAATGAGTGAGTGGGTGGACGCGGCGGATATAATGACAGCGCTCGAGATAATGGAGAAGCGAAATGGCAGAAAGTAAGGAAGTCGTCCAGTACGACAAAGCCGAACTTCGTGCCATTACTGGAGCGTTCAAAGCGATGGACGATGAAGCCATCGCTCAAGCTAAAGAGCAATCAAGCGCACTAGCTGATTATTTAAAGGGCAAGATTAGTTCGGCAGCTGGATCGCTTAATTCCGCGTCCGTAGCTGGTCGAATTGCCGAGGGTTCTAAAGTAAGTAAGTCGTCTAAAATTGGCGAGATTTCGTTTGGCTTTGCTGGACAAAAATTTAGCGGTGGCGCGACTACTCGCGATCTATGGGGCGGCTCAGAATTTGGATCAAATAAATATAAGCAATTTCCAATTTGGTCAGGTTCAACCGGACGAGGATCGACAGGCTATTTTATTTACCCAACGCTGCGAGCTGAGCAAAGCTACTTGATTGCTGAGTGGGAAAAGGCTTTCACTTCAATAGTTAAGAGGTTCGACTAATGGCTGAGGGATCAAGAACTCTTAAGCTCTCGATATTAGCCGACGTCGATAATCTTAAAAAAGGTTTAACCGACGCTGGCGATACCACAGATTCGTTCGGTACTAAATTAGGCGGTTTCGGTAAAGCTGCTGGACTTGCATTTGCCGCCGCTGGCGTTGCAGCTGCCGCCTATGCTGGCAAGCTACTAATAGACGGCGTTAAATCCGCAATCGAGGACGAGGCAGCTCAAGCTAAACTGGCGGCTACTCTAAAAAATGTCGCTGGCGCAACCAATGAAGCTATCGCCAATACTGAGACATGGATTTCAAACATGGGCTTAGCTTTCGGAGTAACGGACGACGAATTACGTCCAGCTTACGAACGACTAGCTCGAGCAACTGGTGATATGGGTGAAGCGCAAAAATTGGCGACTCTGGCGATCGACGTTGCCGCCGGATCAGGTAAATCACTCGAGGCTGTATCGAACGCGTTGGGTAAAGCTTACGAAGGCAACTCCGCTGGGTTAGCAAAATTAGGAATCGGATTAAGTGCCGCCGAACTCAAATCATTAACCTTTGAGGAACAAACAAAACTATTAGCTGACACTTTCGGCGGACAGGCAAGCGAGCAAGCTAATACATTTGGCGGCAAAATTGAACGATTAAAATTGGCGTTTAGTGAAGCACAAGAAACTGTCGGTTCATTTGTTCTTGACGCACTCACTCCGTTAGTTTCGTCATTTGTTGGTCAAGTAATCCCGACTATTACTTTATTGGCGACAGATATTGGCGAAAAACTTTCTCCAGTATTTACAACTTTGGGAACATTTTTTAAGGAAAAGTTTATTCCGGGTTTGACAGCCTTATACGATTACATCAACAAATACATAATCCCAATTTTTAAAACTTATTTGACTCCAATTTTACAAGGCGTCAAATCTGTATTTGGAGCAATAGGTGATTTAGTTACAGATAACACAGGATTCTTTAAGCTGCTAGGAGTCGGACTTACCGCGTTTTTAGTATTGGCTAAGCCTGTTGCGTCGTTTATTGGCGGCACTTTTAAAGTTGCGTTTAACGGAATCGCGCTACTAATCGACGGAATCTCGCTTGCCATGAAAGGTCTAGTCGCTGCTGTTAACTTGGTTATCTCAGGGTTAAATTTACTTATTAGCGGTTATAACATTGTCAACAATATAACCGGCGGTAAAGACTTACCCAAGATACCTAAGCTGGCTAAGGGTGGAACAGTCGAAGCTAATAAACCTTATATCGTGGGCGAAATGGGAGCGGAACTATTCGTCCCATCATCAGGCGGTCGCATAGTTCCCAATAACCAATTAGGCAGCGGCGGCGGAAATATATTTATTAACGTCAGCGGCGCGATCGACCAAGAGGGCACAGCTCGCCGAATTGTTGACGTGTTAAATAACAGTTTCTATCGCGGCACTAATGGCGCTAATGCGCTGGCGTTCTAATGACAGTATTTAACCCAGTATGGCGCGTAAAGATTCAGGGCGTCGAATACACGACTTACACGCTGGCAAATCTAACTATTACCAGCGGTCGAAATAACATCTACCAACAGGCTCAGGCTGGCTATTGTAATTTAGAGCTGCTAAACCTAACTCAGGCGATCGTTAACATACATATAAACGATTCAGTAACGATCGAGCTACAAGATTCGACCGCGACTTACGTTCCTATATTTGGCGGAACTGTCGTCGATTTCGGCGTGGAAATAATTACCGCTGGTTCGGTCGGAATAAACCAAGTTCTAAAGATAACCGCACTAGGAGCGCTAAGCCGCTTACCTAAAGCGCTGACCGACGGAACGCTAGTTCAAGACTTTGACGGCGATCAGATTTACCATATTCTCCAAGATTTGCTATTAAATAACTGGGGCGAAGTTCCAGCAGCTTTACAATGGGCTAACTATGATCCGACTGAAACGTGGGCTAATGCTCAGAACGTCGGATTAGGCGAGATCGATCAGCCCGGTAATTACGAGTTAGCAGCTCGATCATCTGATCGCGTGGATATTTATTCGCTTGTCGCCGCTCTCGCGACGTCTGGATTGGGCTACATATACGAGGATTCTCAGGGTCGAATTAGCTACGCTGACTCAACACACCGATCGGTTTACCTAGCCACTTACGGCTACACCGACCTAACAGCTAATCACGCGCTATTTAACGGGCTTAAGATCGAAACCCGAGCTGGCGACGTGCGGAACGATATTACGCTTAAATATGGCACTAATTCCAACCAAGAAGTAAGCGCCGAGGATATTAACTCAATCGATCTTTACGGACGTTTAGCTCAGGCAATTAGTACCACAGTTAAACACCAAGCCGACGCGCAAGATCAAGCCGATTTTTACCTAACGTTAAGAGCTGCACCGCAAGCCAATTTTACAGCGATCACTTATCAGCTTACTAATCCTGAGCTAGACGACGCGGATCGAGATTCGCTAATTAACGCTTTCATGGGCTTACCTTTAAGAATAAGCGATTTACCGCCCAACATGGTTGCCGGAACGTTTCAAGGATTCGTCGAGGGCTGGTCGTTTAAGGCTGCCTATAACGAAATATCTATAACTCTTAATCTCTCGCCACTAAGTTTCTCGCTGCAAGCCATGTCGTGGGAGCAAGTCAACATCGCCGAAGCGTGGAATACTATATCTGGAACTTTAACGTGGGAAACCGCGTTAGTCGTAGCATAAGGAGAAAACATGACTAACCCAACGAGCAACTTCGGCTGGCAAATGCCAACGAGCACCGATTTAGTTACCGACTTACCAGCTGATTTCGAGGTATTTGGTCAGGCGGTCGATACCGATTTCGTCGATCTATTGGGCGGCGCTAATGGTTATATTCTATCTAAGGCAAGCGCGACAGATTTAGACTTTGCGTGGATACCTAACGATCAAGGCGACATCACAGCCGTTAACGTAACTAGCCCAATTACAGGTGGCGGCAGCGCTGGCGCTGTAACTATTGGAATTAACGCTGCTACGACAAGCGTCGTCGGTGCGGTACAGCTAAGCGATTCAACTTCAACAACATCAAGCGTTCTAGCGTCAACTCCGACAGCGACTAAAGCGGCTTACGATTTAGCCGATACAGCCAACACCGCAGCGGGAGCAGCTCAGACAACAGCAAACGCAGCTATTGCTAAGACAACAGTTACAACAGCGGGCGACATTATTTATCGTAACGCGACAGTTCCAACACGTTTAGGAATTGGTACAGCTGGTCAAATTCTCCAAGTAAACAGCGGGGCAACAGCTCCAGAGTGGACAACCATTTCAAGCGCTAGCGGACTGACAAAGATTACCAGCGCAACTTTTTCGGGTGCGGCTACTTTCGTTGTCAACAGCTGTTTTAGTAATACATACAGATATTACTTAATTGTCGGCAGAATTGTGGCTAGTGCGGTGGGCAATACAACATTTAAATATAGAAAAGCGGGAACGGATTTGAGTACCTCTTATTATTATGGTGGCAATCGTTCTGATTGGAGCACTAATGCCGTAACCGCGTCAACAGGTAGTAACGTTTCTGGAATAAACTTAGGTTCGTTTGATTCATATAATTGCGGATTTATTATTAACACCTCAAATCCATACAGCGGCACAGTTAACCCGTCAATAAGTTATCAAACACCTAACACAGGTCAAAGCTATTCGACAGTCGGTTCAGGCTTACGTTTAGCGACAGATACTCACGACGGATTCTCAATAATTCCAGCAAGCGGCACACTAACAGGAGAGGTTTTTATATATGGATATTCTCTATAAAGCGGTACTAGACGCCCTAACAGGCGAAGTAACTATGGAAGAATTAACTGAGCAAGAAATTTTAGACAAGCAAGTCTTAATGAATTACGACGTTGACGCAGCCGCAAAGGTTGAAAGTGACTTAATAGCTAAAGCGGAACTATTAACTAAACTCGGTATTACAGCCGAGGAAGCCGCGCTATTGCTGTCATGAAACTAACAAGCTATAACGGCTGGGAAGCTTCGGCTAAACCTGAGTCGATCCATGTCAAGTCTTACGCAATTCCAGGGACTCAATTAAAGATTCGTTGCGCCGAAGCTGTTGCTCCGCTAATCGTCGGATTCTGTAAAGAGTTCAACGAGCTAATCGAGCCGCTAGATGGTGGACAACTCGACGACTGGGGATTTGCATTTCGTAACGTTCGCGGCTCGACCGATCGTCTGAGCAATCATGCGTCCGGTACGGCGATCGACCTTAACGCGACTAAACATGTTCTCGGAAAAATTGGCACGTTTCCAGCTGAGAAAGTTCCAATGATTCGCGCACTAGCCAAGAAGTACGGCTTATTCTGGGGCGGCGATTACAAAAATCGTCCCGACGAAATGCACTTTGAAATCAACGTAAGCCCACGAAAAGTCTTAGAGCTAATCAAGGCTCTAGGGTTAGGAGAAAAGTAATGAAAGAGCTAAAGGCTATGGCTGCTAGTTATGGACGATCAGCGCTCGCAGGAGCGTTAGCCGTTTACATGACAGGAGAAACCGATCCCAAGAAATTGGCTTACGGGTTTCTCGCTGGCGTCGTTCCGCTACTAATGCGTTACCTGAATCCTAAAGACGTTACGTTCGGCGCTAAAGCGAGTGAACGCTAACGACTGGGCTGCGATGGGCGTGGCTATGGTCACGCTCCTTGCGGCATTTACAGCGGTCGTTCGACACCTAGTTAAATACTATTTAAGCGAGCTAAAGCCTAACTCTGGAGCAAGCGTGAAGGATCAGGTTTCCCGACTTGAAGCTCGGGTCGATGAAATATACAGCTTGCTCATAAGCAATTCGACACGCCGCTAATTAGGCGTAAGGCTTGAAATTGTCAGCCGATTAGTTCACCATATAACTCGGGAGCAAGTCGTAACTGTTTTGGAAGCCATTTAGGGCTTGCTCCCACCTAACAGAAATGGGAGCTAACATGTTTACTATATTGGAACTGGCGATGGTAGTTATCGCCTGTAGTGCTGGCTGGTTTTTAGTCGGTTGGAGTATTGGTTACAAGCAAGGCGTTAAAGATGGCTTTAATCGCGGTCGAGCAGCTGGCATGAGAGCAGCTACAGATTACGTTCGGAGCTTGTAATGGCGATCCCACTAGAGGGTTACGAATCGGTCGCTGAGCGGATAGAAAAATTCTGGGTTAAATACCCTAACGGCAGAATCGACGTTAACATCGTATTTCAGGACGGAACTCGTTACATCGTCCAGACTGATATTTACAAAGACATAACCGACTCACTACCTTTCGCGACAGATTTCGCCGAGGAAATTAGATCGAGCGCTAATCGCTTTCCACTTGAGAACGGATCGACTTCCGCAATCGGTAGAGCTTTACATACTGGCGGCTTATCAAAGTTTAGCGAGAATCAAAATCGCCCATCGTTTGAGGAAATGAAACGTGTCGAACGTCCAATCGTTACGCCAGTCGAAGCGCCTAAAGAATCGTTACCTAATGGCTCTTATGATCCATGGGCTGTCAATAGCGTAATCGCTGACGTGGCTGGAACTTTGACCGGAATCCCAAACTGTGCTCATGGGCCGATGATGAGGCGTGAGGGCGTCGGTAAAACAGGCAAGCCGTATAAGGGCTGGGTCTGTACCGGACATAATCGGGACTGTGCGATATGGGAATAACCAAAGTAACGCTTACGAAGGACGAGGAAATTCAAGCGGCTGCTGCTGCTTTTATCTGTGAGTCTAAAGGCGTGGAGAATTACTATTTTCATGACCAGTCAGCCCGAGGCAATATCCACGAGTCAATTCGCCGTACAGCTGAGGCATTAGGTGCTGAAATAGCAGCTGCTCGATACTTCGGAATTACAGACTTTAAGCTCGAACTAGATAAGTTTAAAATTAGAGCCGACATCGGTAATCGAATCGAAGTCAAACATACGAAATGGATTGATGGACACCTGATCTTAAGGGAACGGGATAGAGTCGAGGACTTAGCGGTATTAGTTTGCGGCGAATCACCTAATTACTGGGTTAAGGGCTGGATACCAATTAGAGCAGCTAAGACAAGCCGTTTTAAGCATGACAAGGATAATTCGTGGTGGGTAAGCCAGCACAATTTAAACTCAATGTCTAATCTAAAGGAAAGCAATTATGGACAAATTGAAATTTGAGTGTCGGCGCTGTAAACGCGAAACGCTACAGATTGAGCGAATCGTCACCGACTTACTTCCGCCTGGAGTCAAGACACTTGAGTGCACAGTATGCGGCTCTCTGGGGGTTTGCTTAGTCGGGAGCGATAATGCCTAGTTACCTTTACAGGTGCGACCAATGCGGTGGCGAGCTCGAGATGAGCCACTCAATACCAAGTAACGGCGATCTTTCGCCGCTGTGCTGTAGTTACCCAATGATAAGAGTCTTTAGTGCGCCAGCCATAATCTTTAAGGGTACTGGCTGGGGAAAGGATAAGAAATGACAAATCCATCTATGAAAACAGTTTTAAGCGAATTAAGAGAACTAATTGCACGTCAAGTCGAAGCTCAATTTATGCCGCTACACGTCTGTAAACAATGCGACAACATAGCCGAAGGCGCACTTGTTGAACGGATCGTCGCAGCTATACGAGATGAGGACTAATGCCGTTCGCCAATAAGCATTACCGGATCAGCGATCGCACATATCTGGCGCTGTGCTGTAATGAGATTATGTTCAAATATACCTGTCGCAAATGCGGTGAGGACATGGGCTGCTATTACTGTGCGTTTAACTACGATGAAGCCCATGAGTGCGATTAATAGTTATCCACAGTTAAGGAAAGTTATCCACACCCTGTGGGAATCGCCCAAGAATACGCTCATGATTGACACCTATTTGACTAGGTCGATACGATCCACTCTCTCGACGAGAGCCCGACGACGGGCTAGCTCGCGGCGAGTCCTACTAACGGGCGTACTGTGTTTAGCGGTGGCTATACCGAGTCCTACATGGGCTGATACGCAATCATCTAAAGATAGATTTAAGTTATATCTACATACTCGAGTCATTAAAGATAAGCAATACTTATGCGCATATAACTTATATATGAAAGAGTCTAAGTTCGATAGTAGAGCTGTTAACGGATCACACTATGGCATACCTCAGCTGCGTAATAAGAAGCTAAAGAATATGGATGGATTCACCCAGATAGACTGGGGAATCAGATATGTTAAGGCAAGATATTCCGGTAACTATTGCAAGGCTTATCAACACTTCAAGGACAAGGGGTGGCATTAGATGTCTAGTGCTGTAGATAATGGAACGTCAAGTCAATGGGCGAAAATTAGGCAAAGGATACTTAAGCGAGATTCATATTGCTGTCAACAATGCGGACAAGATAACGGAAAGTTACACGTTGACCACATAATACCGCGTAGGCTCGGTGGGACTGATAATGACCAGAATTTGCAAGTATTATGCCAAAAGTGCAATTTAAGCAAAGGTGGGCGTTTTTTTAGTATAGGTAAAACAC